AAGGTAGTTTTGACGTGATGTAGATACGCCTGTTTTAGTCTTGGCGATAACATCCGATATTCTGGATGCTGTCACCTTGCCTAATCTTTGCTGAAACCACTCTTCTGTGCGTTGTTCAATCATAGGAAATCTTCTTTAGATACTAACTTGACAGGATTATTTTGTTGATGAATGGCATTAACTACTTCATTAGCTGAAGCAAACTCTGTGCCACCTAATCCTAAAGCTGCTAAACATCTACCAATTGCAGAGGTCTCACAGTTTTCTACATAAGATGTTCCATTGATTTGTGATGCTTTTCTAAACTCCTGTGCATGACCTGTAGCAAATGTTTGTACTTGACCACCTTCTAAGTGAACACCTGCATAAGCCTTAACAATACATTGTTCATCATCAATCTTAACTATTTCAGTAGTAAGAAAATAAGTAGGAAACTGCTCTCTAAATTCCTGAACTCTTAATGCTACTGTTTTATAGTTCTTGCCTTTAATATTAACTACACCTTGTTTAGTCATCTGCCTCTCCTGTTGTTGTAATTCTTGCTGGTGTTGTTCCATCATCACCTGGTCGTAAAATTGTTGTTGTGACATTTGCTCTCTCCCATTTGTCGTTATCTAGTTTAATTTCTTCATTCAATCGTTTAAGAATATCTGCTATCTGTTCTAAACCATTCGCCATATTATATACCCCCAAAATACAAAAAGGAATAGCCATAAGTATTTATTCATATTGCACCTGCAAACTTACCCATTAAATAAATGCAGAAAGCTACGTAACACCAGAAAGCTATTGCTGTAATAATCATTGTTGAAATTTTCATATTATCTCCCATATCCAAAGGCTGTTTCATATTTAGGTTGACCATCCCAGAGGTAAGCATTTGAATAGCTAGTGATTTTAACACTATTTTGTCTGCCATTTGCAACTTTTAACATTGGTGTACCTTTTTCTTCACCAGCTACCATATAATCAGCACCAGTACTTTGCTTAGCTACAATAGCTGTCATAGGAACAATTTTAATTCTATTATTGCCTACAACTTCTTTTACTTTGTAAAAGTCTACTTGAGTTTGGTCGTAACCCCAACTACAGTACAGAATGTCACCTTCTTTTAAGTTAGTAGGAGCAAGTCTTTCTGCTTTATATTTTGCAACTTCAGCAGCTCTAGCAATTCTGTTATTAACAGTCTTAGCAACTTGAGCCAACATAGCTTCTTCACTTCTAAACAAATAATACCAAGTAGGATTAACAGCCTTGCCAGCAAAACAAATGGCAGAGAACTTACCGTTATCATTGTTTGTATAAACAACCACGTCTGCTGGGTTTTCTATTACTAATGGAACATAACCTGCTGGAATGTATCTTTCTTTTTTAGCAACCATTTTTTCTCTCCTTGTTATTTAATTACTATATACACAGTATATACACATTAAAAATAAATACAATACCCTTTTTAAACTTTTTTTAACTTTCTTTCTAGCTCAAAAATACCCCTGGCTATTGACGCTTCAGGCAAATATTTCTGTATTACTTCCTGCCCTAAGAAATTATGTACAGCGTTATAGTTTATCTCTATTAATTCATTGTTGCTGTTATAGGTCTTTAAAACGTCTATTACAGTACATTCTTTTGGGTATTTACCAATGCTCATAAATTTAGTTCCTACTGGATATTCCATTACGCAACCTCACTTTCAGCCCAAGTATTGCCATTTGCTATAGATTTAACACCAGGACCGCCAGTAAGTGCGTATTGCTTAAATGGCTCTGGTTTATCGTTTGGGTCACCTTTAAGTACTATTTTTGCAGCTTCTAGTCTTAAATTTTCTGCTGGAGTGTTTAAGAATTGCATAGTTGATAAAGCTACAACCATATTTTTTAGTGCATAAGTAGGTTGGCTTCCTACTAATTTTTTAGCTTCTGCGTAGTTCATACTACCTCCTCTTCTTCTTTTGTATAACTATTAATAATTTGTTCTCCTGTTGAGTTGTCAAGATAAACAACCCAATCTCCTATAGTTACATAAACGCAACCATTATTTTCTCCATTACCTTGTCTTACGTCAATATTTACTTTCATAATATTCTCCTTATTTAATAGTTGGTAATTCGTTAAAAATAAACTCTTTAATCAAATAACATAACTCTTCTTGCTCATCTAAATCCATATCAGGATTTTCTTTGTATACCTTTGCACATTCATTCTTAGCCATTTCTGTTTTTTGAGCCATTGTGTATTCTTTCATTTATTTCTCCTTGTTAATTAATTGCGATAACAGAACTATATCAAACCTATAAAAATATACAATAGATATATAATAAATATATACAAATAATTTTGAATAAATATCTTGCAAATGAAAATTAGCTATGATAATGTTTTTTGAAATATTTTAACCACAGGAGAAGAACCATGAAAGTCCGCAATTGGAGCAAGTTTCAGCATTTTAAGAACAAATCGTCTATGATTTGGTTTAAGGTTTATGGCAGGGATATTATCAATGACCCTGACTGGCATGAGCTTAATTCTGACCAAAAATCAACCCTATTTGAATTATGGTGTTTAGCATCTGAACGTAATGGTGAACTTCCAGACTTACGAAAAGTATGCTTTAGGTTACATAAAGAGCCAGAGTATATTACTACTATCTTAAACAGCCTGAAGGACTGGTTTGACGGAGACATAGCTGGAATTATACACAAAGAATATAAAGAGTATGCTAGAGAGGAGAAGATAGAAGATGATATGAGAAAAGAAAAGAAGATATTAGAAGAGAAGATAACCTTTATTAAGGCTTTATCATGAATATAAATGACTTCCTAAGTTACTTTGAAAAGTCTTATAGGTCTGGTAAAGATGAATACCAATGTTTATGTCCTGCTCATAATGATAAAACTGCATCTTTAAGCATTAAAAATTTACCAGATGAAAGAATTTTAATCCATTGCTTTGCAGGTTGTGCTGCTAATGATATATTGGGAGCTGTAGGTTTAACATTTGACGATATTGTACCAAAACGTTTAGGTGATTTTAAACCTGTATCAAAACCTTTTAATCCTTATGCTGTTTTAAAGGCTATTTCTAATGAAACATTGTTAGTGGCTTTAGCTGGATTAGAAGTTGCTAACGGAAAAATTTTACCACAAGAAGATAAAGATAGATTAATGATAGCTGTAAATAGATTGAGAGAGGCTTACCAAATATGTCATTAGATGAAAAAGTAGAGAATTTAATAGTAAATGAGGATAAAATAAAGAATTATTTTTTTAGGAGAGAAAGTGATGAGTACCGTAAAATTAAGAGTCCAGATACTTTTATTGAGTCTACTATTGGATATTTTTCTGGTGAAATACAAAGTGGTGCGTATCTTCCGTTTGATAAAGCAGAGAATTTTAGGTTAAGATTAGGGGAAGTAACAACCTGGTCGGGTTATAGCGGTCATGGCAAAAGCATGCTACTGAGCTATGTAACGCTTAAACTTATTGAGAACTATAAAGTTATGATATGTTCTTTTGAGATGAGTTGTAGAAGTACATTAGCCAGGTACATTCGCCAATCTGTTGGAACTAATGAACCTACAGAAAGTGCTATTACTCAGTTTTGTAATGATGCAACTGGGAAATTATTTTTGTACGACCAGTTAGGTAGCACAAATCCAACAGCAGTATTATCAGTTATTTATTATGGAGCTGAGCAATTAGGTATACAGCATTTTGTGGTAGATAGTTTAATGAAGTGTTCTATAAATGAAGATGATTATAATGGTCAGAAGAAATTTGTTGACCAGTTGTGTATTGCTTCACGAGACCTCAATGTCCACATTCACTTAATTGCACACAGCAGAAAAACAATAGACGAAACCACTCATACACCAAGTAAGTTTGACGTGGCAGGTTCTGCTACAATAACTAATCTTGTGGATAATTGCGTTTCGGTTTACCGTAATAAGAAAAAAGAAAAAGACATAATGGAAGGTAAGTTAACTGAAGAAGATGCCAGAATAGTTCCAGATGGATTTATGGCTGTAAATAAACAAAGGCATTTTGAGTGGGAAGGTTCTGTTCCTTTGTGGTTTCATTCTAAATCTTTACGTTATAGGGACAGACCATGACCATAAATGAATTTATAAAGCAATGTAAAAAAGTATTCGGAGATGATATTCAATACAAAGCAACTTCTAAAGACGGACAAGTATTTAAAACGAAAGGATGGAGAGATGATAAAATTCAATTTCAACTTAACAAGAATGAATTTACCAATATTAATAACCAAACTAAAAGAACTTGATTTTAGTAAGGTTTGGAAAGTGCAAGTGACTGAACGCAAACCCATAAGAAATTTAAGCCAAAATGATTTATACTGGACATTACTTGAAGGTTTATCAGACCATTTAGGTTATACTAAAGATGAGTTGCATGAACTTATGAAATACAAGTACCTTAAATATGCTAAAGAAATAGCTGGTCAACCTGTAGTAGTTGTTCCTTCAACTGCTGATTTAGATACAGCTCAATTTGCTGAGCTTATTGAAAATGTATTAAGATTTGCTAACGAATATGGATGCTCATTTCAAGATGGTTTACCGCAATACGAAACTCATTAAATTATTAAGAGAATTACCTTGTCAGCATTGTGGCATACAGTCTGAAACAGTTTGTGCTGCACACCGTAATGAAGGAAAAGGCATGGGAATTAAAGTGTCAGATTCATTATGTGCGGCATTATGTATAGAGTGCCATGTTAAGTTAGATAATGGTAAAGAACTTACAAAAGAAGAACGTAGAGATATGTGGAATAGAGCATATATAAAAACTATGCAATATCTTTTTGAACATGACATGATAGGAGTAAAATAAATGGGTAAAGGTTCTGGCAGAAGACCGTTGTTAGTTTCTGAACAAGAAGCACAAGATAATTGGGACAAGATATTCAAAAAAGAAAAGAATAGTCCTGACGTTTCACCGCACACTTATGAATACGAACTTAATAAGGCAACGGGAAACGTTGAGAAAAGATTTATAAACGGAACATCTAAACCTAACGAAAGTCAATTTGATGGCAACTAGCCCAACGCAGTTAAGTCTTAAAAAATTACGAGAAGAAGGATACACATGTTGGATAACAGAGCATTGGAATAGTTATGCTAGGATACGTCAAGATTTATTTGGTTTTATAGACATACTAGCTTTAAAGGGAAAAGAAACATTAGCTGTGCAAACAACTACAGCAACAAATATGTCAGCTAGAGTAAAAAAGATAGGTGACCATGAAAACGTAGGTCCAGTTCGTGAAGCAGGTTGGACTATTCATGTACATGGTTGGCATCAAGACGATAAGAAGAAGTGGCGTTGTAAAATTAAGGATGTATCGTGAATACCAGAGATAAAATACTAGCTTATCTTACAGAGCCTAGAGCTATAAAAGAAATAGCAGCACATGTAGATGGTAATTATCACACCATTAAAAATTTGCTTGTTACCATGAAGATGGAAGGTCATATACACGCATTCAAAGATAACGATAATAGACTTATGCACTATTACATTCCACAGCCACATCCATTACAAGCTATATTTGGACACACAGCAAACTTCACAGAAGACCAAATAAAAGGTGTTATTAGTCATAACGCAGATGATGCTAAACATAACCTTCAACAAAGAACTACACAAGAAACATTTGGGCAAAGCGTAGCTTATACGCTAACACAATATGATTAGTATGGAACGCTTATTGTCCATTCTAGAGGATTGGGCTTTATGGATGAAATCGGATAATCACCGCCTGGGTTATCCATCTAAATCAATTGGTCTTTCGTCAGGAGGCGAGTCAACTTCAGAAGCGTTTGAAGAGATGTGTTCTGCCCAAGATATGTCTAATGTTAGAACCATACACGCTATTGTGCATAGCTTAGAACAAGGACAACAAGACGCTATCTATGCTAAATACTTAGGTGCTAAACCACCATTAGCCTTTTATTGGCAATTAGATATGGCATACGATAATCTTTTGACAATTGCAGAAAGACGGATAAACGCATAATGTTGTTGAACAGATATAGCAAAGTATGCTATAATACTACTTGTTGGACAACTCCTGTCCGTTAATAACGTAATCCCACAAAAGCCTGACCATACTCTCTCCTTGGTTGGGCTTTTTCTTTTTATGAAACTATCTATTTGCGAACAATGTGG